ACAGCTAAACAATACATAAACGACCTAAGATGGAAAGGTAAAGCTAAGATAGGAACAACTATAACAATCCCTAAAGGGAAGAAACTATGAAATTTTTACAGGTAAGAAACCTATCAGGCACATATTTAACCCCAGTAGGATGGTATAAATACTGTAATAGATATGGGTGGGAACACTTATGGTATGTAATTACTTGGAACCTATACAGGAGACATTTCTTTTTTTCCAAAAATAAACTAATCCAACTTATAGGTAAAAAACTAGGATACCAATCAAAAAGATATGGAAAATAAGACTAATCCAAATGGAGCAAATCAATATCAATTAGACCCAAGACAGAGACTCACTTGGGAACTTTACGCTACACCAGGAACAGAATACTTTGGAAATGCTTACCAATCTGCAATGAAAGCAGGCTATGAAGAAGGTTATGCGGCTCAAATAACAACAGCAGAATGGTTCTTAGACAAACTTAGAAAACTTAATATGCTGACTAAAGCAGAAAAAGTCTTAGATAAAACCTTAACTTACGAACCAGTGGATGAAAAAGGAGAAATAAAAGTAGACTTACTAAGGATACAGACAGATGTAGCGAAACACATCACTAAGACTCTAGGTAAAAATGAGGGCTATTCAGAAAAACAAGAGATAGAACATAAAGGAGAAATAAACATACCTCAGATACTAGGTATGAGAATAATAAAAGAAGATGAAAAGGAGGATTAAACATAAATACTTTTCACAGGCAAAAGAAATAATATTAGTATTTTGTCGGGGGTAAACCTGTCTCGGAATTACCACATTATAGTGTGTCAGAGATTGGCAGGGGCTATAACCCTGGAAGTAGCCAATTAAAAGTAATTCTTCCCCGATAGCATATTATGGAAATAACTATGAAATACAAAAGAGAAAATAAATCAGATAGAAAGTTTAAAAAAGTATTTTCAACTCCTTTTCACTTACTGAATCCTTATCAATTTGAAGTAAAAAAATATTGGTCATTGTTTAAAACGAAAATGCCCGATATGAGAGGTTTTAATCTAATCTTAGATAGGGAAGTAAAGAGGAACAAGAAAGGGTTGGCTGCAAAGCCAGATTGAGTACATTAACGGGCATATAAAGAATGTGGTAAACACTGGAGAACACATTATATTGAAGACAATAAGTACAAAGGATGTGGTTAGTTCATGAAAACCCTCCTTATAGAACTTACAAAGATGCGAGTGGAAACACAGAAGAACGCAGACCTATTTTGTGCCAGTGGTCAAATGAACCACAGGGCGTATATGCCAGCTAATGTACTTAAAAATATATGGAAATAACCTTTAAATCTAAAAACCCAAAACAAATAGAAGCTGTTTCTTATTGGATAGATGACGAAACAGAAGAAATACTATACGGTGGTGGTAAGGGTGGAGGTAAATCTTTTCTAGGTGCTTCACTTATATGTGGAGATGCACTTATATATCCAGAAACTCACTACTTTATAGCACGTAAGGAACTTATAGACCTTCGTAAATTTACTATTCCTTCTATACATGAGGTATTTAAAAACTGGGGATTGAAAATAGATGACTACTGTAAATATAACGGGCAGGATAACTTCTTTGAGTTTACTAACGGAAGTAAAATATTCATGATTGCTTGTAACGATATACCAAGTGACCCTTTATTTGAAAGATTTGGTAGTATGCAAATGACAAGAGGTTGGATAGAGGAGGGTGGAGAGATTGCAGAAAATGCTAAAGCTAACCTATGGCTATCAATAGGTCGTTGGAAAAACAAAGAATACAACCTTAAAAAGAAACTACTTATCACAGCTAACCCTAAGAAGGGTTGGATGAAAAGAGATTTTATTGATATGTGGAAAGCAGGTGTATTACCTAGAAGTAGAAAGTTTATACAAGCTCTTGCAACTGACAACACGTATCTACCAGAGGATTATGTAGAAACACTCAGAAACGAAAAGGACACTGTGCGCAGACAGCGTTTATTCTTAGGGGATTGGGACTATGAAGAGGATAAAGATAGTTTAGTTATAAGTGATGCTTTAACTGATATGTTTTCAAATACTATTGTTAAAGACGGCAAAAAGTATATGACAGTAGACGTTGCTAGAATGGGAGAAGACTCAACAGTTATTTCCCTTTGGGAGGGGCTAGAATGTTACCAAATAAGCAAATATTCTAAGCAAAGTATAGAAACTACCAAGCAGACCATTAAAGACATTGCTAGTGGGCAAAATATTGCCTTTAGCAACATATTGATTGATGAGGATGGAGTAGGTGGTGGTGTTGTAGATGGATTATTCGGGGTAAATGGTTTTGTTGCTAATTCTCAAGCTCTTCCAAGTGCGACAGAAATACGAACTAAGCAGACTAAAATAAATAACTCTTTTATACCTAAAGCTAACTTTGTTAATCTAAAAGCACAGTGTGCATATAAACTAGCAGAACTCATAAATGAAAGAAAAATAGCCTGTAAAACGTATGAGTTAAGAGACGAGTTAATTGGAGAGTTAACAGCACTACTTAAAGTAAAAGATGTAGACAGCGACGGAAAACTTGCCATTAAAAGTAAAAAAGACATTAAACAAGAAATAGGTAAGTCACCAGATATAGGAGACACTTTTATTTTTAGAATGTGGTTTGAACTAAGGAATAATGCTTTTTTAGAAGACAAAAATAGAGAAGTTACAATAAATCTACAAAAACAACATTTTATGAAGAACAGAGATAATTTTGAGAGTAGAAGCAATAAATAAAATATTTGACATACAAACATATAAGTTATAAACTAAATTCAAATCTAACTTGGTGGAGTTGGTTAATTAACCAATTTTAATTATGGATAACAATATTTATTCAATAGTACGAACAGCACAAAACAATTTTATAAATGGTATAACTACCCTAGGAAAATATGTAACATGGTCATTACATGAAAACATAGAAAAGATAGATGCTTATACCAATTCAAAACATATTTCAGGAGAGAAAGATAGTTTAGGTAGGGATAAACCCTTTTTTAACATTACTACCGCTGCAGTAAACATTTGGTACAAGGCTACTGATATTGATAGAAAAGACATTAAAATCAAGGCAAATAAAGCAAAAGACACAGTAGGAGCTTTCCTTTTAAATATTCACCTTCAAGAATACATGAAGAAAGAGAATGTGGGGATGTTTCTTAACCACTGGGGTAGAACACTTTCTAAGTATGGCTCAGCTGTATGTAAATTCGTAGAAAAAAACGGTCATTTACACATGCAAGTCGTTCCTTGGAATAGACTGATAGTAGATTCAGTAGACTTTTACAACAACCCACAAATTGAAAAACTTTTTTATACTCCAAGCCAATTAAGAAATAATAAAGCATTTAATCAAGACATGGTTAAGTCTTTAATTGAAGCACGTACTACAAGGAAAACAATGGACGGTCAAACTGTAGATAACAATGCAGATTACATTGAACTTTATGAAGTACACGGAGAATTTCCTTTATCTTATTTAACTGGAAAAGAAAGAGATGAAGATATTTATGTACAGCAAATGCATGTAATTTCTTACGTAGGAGATGGCAAAGGTGAATATGAAGACTTCACTCTTTATTCTGGAAAAGAGTCTAAAAATCCATATATGCTAACCCACCTAATTGAAGAGGACGGGCGTGTAATGGCAATTGGTGCAGTGGAGCATTTGTTTGACGCTCAATGGATGGTCAATCACTCTATCAAAGCAATTAAAGACCAATTAGATTTAGCTAGTAAGTTAATTTTTCAAACAAGTGACCAATCTTTTGTTGGTCAAAATGTACTTGAAGCAATCGAAACTGGGGATATTTTGGTTACTTCTCCAAATCAGCCACTTACTCAAGTAGCTAATAACTCACACGATATAACTTCCCTTCAAAATTATTCAGCACAATGGCAAACTCTAGCTCAGCAAATTACAAGCACACCTGACGCAATTTCAGGCTCTACAATGCCTTCTGGAACAGCATTTAGACAAGTAGCCATTCTTAATCAAGAAGTACATAATTTCTTTGATATGATGCTAGAATCCAAAGCTTTGTATCTTGAGCAAATGTTAAGAGTGTACATAATTCCATATCTTAAAACTAAATTCGATACATCAGAAGAAATAGCTACAACTCTAGGAATGGAAGATATAACAAAACTAGATTCAATGTATATCAAATCAGAAACAAACAGGATAATAAACCAATACAATAAGGATACTATCCTATCTGGTAAAATTGCAGAAAATATTGATGAGCAAGCAATCCAAAATAAAGTTAAAGATATGCTTGTTGAACAAGGAAACCAAAGATTCTTAAAACCATCGGAAATAGAAACTAAGACATGGAATGAGATATTTAAAGATTTAGAAGAAACTGTTCAAGTTGAAATTACAAATGAGGCTTCCAATAAAGCAGAAAGACTCGCAACCCTAACAGACTTATTGCAGACAGTGGCAAGGACACCGCAAATACTTCAAGACCCTAATGGAAAAATTTTCTTTAATAAAATTCTAGAAGAAAGTTCCGTAATATCACCAATTCAATTCCAATATGCACAACCTAATACAAATACTCAAAATACTCCAATCGGTGGGAAGTAATATCGGTTGGAAATTATTAACTAATAACCTAAAAGAAAATATGGCACGTGAACTAAAACCTATCAGTACAACTGATAAACTGGCAGCCTTAGAAGCTATCAGTAATTATAAAAAACAGAATCCAGCTAAATTTGAAGCTAAAAAAGAAGCTTTGTTTAAAAAATATGGGTTGGAATTAAATGAAGTTGAATTACCTAAAGATGAAACTGACGAAAAAATGGATGCTTTAAAAACTAAACTATCTAAAAATAAATAGTATGAATAAAGAAATGCGCATCACGGATACTGAATTAGGAGAAATTAAAAAACTCTATGCAGAAAATCCAACGGCTTTAAAATTACTTCGTAAAATCTTTTTACCAGAGGTAAGTCCAGTTTCACCAATCGGTCAAAACATGGATTTATGGATGACACTTAAAATAGAGGATTTAACTCCCGAACAAGCGTTAATAAACATTAAAGCTCGTAATACTGTAATTCAACACGTAGAACAATGTTTACTTCAGCTTTCACTCCTTGCTGGCAATCAAGCAGAGAGTGTAGAAGATACAAAAAAGAGGTTAGCTCAAAACTCTACAAAATAAAAGTGGGGTTTTTGTGCTTAAATGTTTGACATTTATAAAAAATAATAATACACTAATAAATAACTGAAGTTGTAGTGGACTTCTTAAATAAACACCCTATGCCCGATAACAATCAAGATGAACAGGACATCTTAAAAAATACTGAAACGCAAGTAGACGAGTCTACTGATACAGTCGTAGAAGACAATAATGATTCTCAAGAAGAAGATATTGAATCTCTGAAAGAAGAGTTAAATAAATTCAAAGAAGATTATCATAATCAAAAAATACGAGCTGAAAAAGCTGAGGCTAAGCTGAAAAGCGGAAACCCAACTGGGAAGGGTGAAACTTCCAAATCTAGTGAACTGAGTGCTTTTGACCTAATAGCCGTAACTAAAGCAAACCTAAGTGAAGACGCTCTTAAAGAAGCAATGGAATACGCCAAATTTAAAAAAATTTCGGTAGCAGAAGCAATAAAAGCTCCAGCAGTAAAAGCCATGATAGCCGATATAGAGGAAAAACAAAGGACAGCGGAAGCTACAAATATAGGACAAGCGAGACGAGGTTCATCTAAAGTTAGTGATGATGCTTTGCTAGAAAACGCTAGAAAGGGAGTACTACCTGATAGTGATGCAGACCTTCAAAGACTAATTAAGCTAAGGAGAGCTAATAGATAGCTCTAATCGGTGGGGAATTAATCAAAAATAAATAATTTAATTATACCCCTTTATGGCTAACACAATTGCTTCACGTGTAAATCGTGACAAATATCGTTCTCTAACTCTTGACCATGTTTTAAGAACTGCTCTAGTAGCAGAAAAAATCTGTCAGGTTGACCGCTCAAACAATTTAAGAATCCAATCTCCTTATGGTTCTGCTTCAACTGTAACAGTACAAGCACTAGCAGGTACATACTCACCAGCTGACTTTACTCTTACTGATGATACTCTAACTGTAGTTGATGAATTTATCGTTTCTGAACACATAATGGACTTCCAAAGTTCACTATCTCAATTCGACCTCTTTGCTTCAAGAACTGAACAAATGATGTATGATGTTGCTGCTAAAATTGATAACTATGTTATCAACAACCTATGTGAAGATGGAACTGGTACTTATACAACTCCAACAGGAGGATTTGCTACAGCAGCTAACGTAAATGAAATCTTTGCTAACCTAGTTTCTAAAGTAGCTGGTTACTCAGAAGCATATTACGGAAACATGTTCGTAGTTCTTGAAAATACAGACATGGTTGGTGTAATCCAAGCTGGAGCTACTAATGGATTTACTAACGCTGATGCTGTATTGAACAATGGTAAAGTTGGTTCTTGGATGGGTGTTGACATTTATGTTGTACGTTCAGGTGCATTTACAGACGCTACAGTAGGTACTAAGACTTGGACAAACTCAGGACACCGTGTATTCGGAGTTAAAGGAGTTTCTACATACTGTCAACCAGGTGGAATCAAATCAGAAGAAAAAGGTGTATCAGGTAAAACTGGAATTGAACTTGCAGTTTACGGATACGTTGGATTCAAACTATGGGCGCCTAAAACAGGACTTATCATTGATATTACACTTGCATAATTTTAGTAAATAATTATTAAATAAATAACTAATCTAAAATATGTCAGTAACATCACCACAAGGAAACTTCTTCTCAGATACAACAATTGCTCCAAATGTAATTAGTGGACAAGGTGCGACTCGCACACTTAATGCTAATGAATCAGGCTCACTTGTAAAATTTGATAGAGCGGCAGGAATTGTTTATACACTTCCAACAACGCCAACTCCAGGTACTTTCTTTGACTTCGTAGTAGAGACTACAATCACTTCTAACGCAGCAAAAATAATAACTGGAACTGCAACCGAGTTATTGCTTGGTGGTTATACCAATGTAGATACTGATACTTCTAACGCAGTAGCAGCATTTACAGCTAACGGTTCAACACACATAGCAATCTCAATGAACGGAACTACAACAGGTGCCATTAAAGGAACTAAACTAAGACTGACTTGTCTAAGCTCAACAGCTTGGGCAGTGGAGGGACTGGTTTTAGGTTCTGGTACAGTTGCTACAGCTTTCGCAACTTCTTAATTAGAAGTAAGCTTACCTCACTTTGTGGGGGGCTTACAGGGTATACCTCCCACCGATTTATACCTTGTAAAGCCTTCATAAAGGCATCATATGAATTATACTAATTTACAAGCCGATGTAGACTTCTTAGTAGATACAGACTCCAACACTTATTCAGTTGCAGATAAAACACGTAACTTTAATCTAGCTTTGGATGAAATTTCGGGAATAATCATAGGATGTGATGGTCGCTGGCAATGGGACGATACAAACTATACTGATTTACCAATTGGACTTGCAAATCTAGTTTCAAGCCAACAAGACTACTCTTTTGCAGATGAACATTTAACTATTGAAGCCATTGAAATAAAAGATACTAATGGGAATTGGAAGAGATTAAAAGAGATTGATTTATACCCAGACTATAACGAACAAAATAAAACAAGTATTACTCAGTTTATGTCTACTCCTGGTATACCAGAATACTACGACAAAGCTGGGGATTCTATTTTCCTTTATCCACCAGCAAATTTTTCTCAATCTAACTCTTTAAAAGCTTTCTTCCAAAGAAAAGCAGAACACTTTACTACTGGTAATACTACAAAAGAGCCTGGGTTTGCTTCACACTTACACCGTTTCTTATCTTTCTCAGTAGCTTACGATTGGGCTATTGCAAAACAACACCCAAAGGCAAATTGGTTAGCAAGCAAAAAAGAAGAATTTAAAAATCTAGTTAAAGCATTTTATACTGTTCGCTCAAAAGACGTTAGAAAAAGATTAAATGTAATCCAACAAAATAATAAATAATATGACTACATGGAATAATGAACAAAAAAGACAAGGACAAACTGGATTAACATATAACGCTTCTGGTTACAGATATAATAATGTAGGTGTAACTTACTGGGGTAAACTTGTAACTTTGTATACTAACCTTTCCAAAACAATTACATCATTTACTAATGCTACCAAGTCGACAGCAACTTCATTTACTAATTTAAATAAAAACTAATATGACTACCCAATTTCCAACGAGTCTAGATAACTTCACAAACCCAACAGGCACAGACCTTTTAGAGAACTCTAATGCTGCGCTTGACCATGATTTACAGCACTCAAATGCAAACGATGCTATCGAAGCTTTGCAGGCTAAGGTAGGAGCTGATAGTTCAGCTGTTACAACTTCTCATGACTATAAACTAAGTGAAGTAACTAGTTCAGATAAAGCAGTTGGCAAAACAGCAACACAAACACTGACAAACAAAACTCTTACCTCTCCAAAAGTAAATGTAGGCAGTGATGCTACAGCTGACATGTGGTATAGAGGTGCAGACGGCACTTTAACTAGAATCCCAATTGGTTCAAGTACACAAATACTAACCAGTGATGGTTCAACACCTTCTTGGCAAAATAACGCCTCAGGAAGTGATGCAAGTACAACTGTTAAAGGTGTCGTAGAAGAGGCAACTCAATCAGAAGTCGATGCAGGGACGACTACAGGTGGTACAGGTGCAAGATTATTTGTTAATCCAGGGACACTAACTACCTATTTAGGAAAATTCAGATTTGGTGGTACTGGAGCAGATGGAGCTTTAAGCATATCCTCAGGTACAACTACAATAGATTTAGGAAGTGCTGCTATTGTTGTAAAGAACTATACCTCTATTTCTATTACAGGCACAGGAAAATTAGCTTTTTCAAACCCAAACACAAATGGAACAATAGTAATTCTAAAATCTCAGGGAGGTGTGACTTTAACTTCTTCGCAAACACCAATGATAGATGCTTCTTCTTTAGGAGGTGCTGGAGGTTCGGCGGTTACTGCTACATCTACAACGTCAGGTAACAATGGCTCTGGAGGTACTAGTACATTTTTAGCTACTGGTGGAGGTCAAGGGGCTACTTCTGGTGCGGCTGGTACAGGTGGAACACTGGCAGCCTTTTCTTATGGAGGTTTTGCATTTACTACTACGAGACAAAAATACACAACTCTTCCAATTGCTTCTGGAGGTGGCTCAGGAGCAGTATTTGTTTCTGGTGGAGCAAACTCTGGTACAAGTGGTGCTGGGGGACGTGGAGGTGGTACTTTAGTAATAGAATGTGCTGGAGCATGGAATTTTACAACAACATCAGGAATATCTGTAGCTGGTGCTAACGGTGGAACAGGAACTTCAACAGGAGGGGATACAAACTCTTCTGGGGGTGGTGGTGGAGCTGGTGGGTTCTTTTTGGGAATATATAACACTTTGACATCTAACTCTGGCACTGTGACTGTAACAGGTGGTACTGGTGGTAATAGTGATAATAACAACACTTTCCAAATCAGACGAGGCGGGGGTGGAGGTGCTTTAATTGCGGCGGGAACTTCAGGGGCATCTTCGAACACAAACTCTGATAAGACTGGAGGTGACGGGGCAACAGGAACGTCAGTGGTAGTTTCTAATAACGATTTTACATAATTTATGGATAAAAACGGAAACATAACAATAACAGATTGGATAAAAGGAATGGCACAAAGTGCTATACTTGGAAATGAAACAATAATAGGTTGTGAAATTTTTGAAGAGCCTGGTATTTTAAAAGCAAATAATGTTCCTTCAGCAGATTCTTCAAAAGTAAATGACAGTGGATACGTAACCTTAACAGGTATGCCAATTGCAGATGTAACAAATTACAATTCTAGTAATGTTTTACAAAGAACCGTTTTAACTGAAGGTGGTCAATTATTATCTATTCAAAATGCAGACACTGCTTTGGCTACAAATTTATCTCAAGGGTGGGATGCTTGTGTTTGGAATCAGACTTATACAGTAGTTTCTTATGCACAGTCAGGTACGGGGTATATTGGAGTTATATGGCACGATGCTTCTTCAAACTCAGCATCTTGGGAATCAGCTAAAATAGGAAGTTTAACTGGAACACACTGCATTAAACTTTTGAAAGCTCAGGACGGCTACATGTATTTTACTAACGGAAATACTATAGGCAGAATTACAAATATAACAGGAGGTACGGGAGCTGTTACTGTGACCTCTTCTTCAAATGTTTTAGATTTACCTGACAATGAATATGCCGTAACAATGGCAGAATTAGGCTCAAATCTTTTAATCGGAACTCAGTATGGGTATTCATATTCTCAAAGACAAAACTTTGCAGGAGCAAATATTTATCCATGGGATAGAGTATCTTCATCTTTCAGACTGCCAGTAAGAATAAATGAAAACGGAATCAATGCAATGGTTTCAAATAAAAATCAGGTGTATTTTTCAGCAGGGAATAATGGGAATATTTATGTAACTGACGGCACTAATTATCAGCTAGTAAAAACCTTACCTTTCTGTAAAACAAAAAAGTTCGGTCCAAATAGTTATGTTTATCCTAATGCAATGACCATAAATCAAGCTGGAAATTTGCTTATAGGACTTTCTACAGAATATACTTCAGGTTCACCTAGCACAACAGGTGTATGGGAAATAGGTCTAACACAAGGTTATCCAACTCACCTTCCTTTTATTTCAATAGACGGAAACACAGGAGATTCTTCTACTCTCAAAATAGGTTCAGTTAGAGTATTAGCCTCAGATACTATTTCTTTTGGCTGTCAAAGTAATAGTACATATAAACTTTTAACAACTACATACAATCTAAATGCAAATACAAGATATGATACACAGGCTTATTTTGTGGGTTCAAGAAAATTTAGAAAGTCATTTCAAAATATAGAATTTACACTTTCACAGCCACTTGTTGCAAATCAAAGTATTAAAATATCTTATCGTAAAAATTTAAATGACCCTTTTACTGAAATTGGGACATGGACTTATTCAGAATTAGGAGGAGTAATCTCACATTACGATAAAGCTCTAATTGCAGATGCAGAAATGGTACAGTTAAGAGTTGAATTAATTCAATCCTCTGTTATTTTCGGAAATAATATAAATTTAGTTAGAATACTATTAAACTAATATGCAAGAAACAAATCAAAACAATCAAAATGTTTATAGACATACACATAATGGTGTAGACAGTCCTTTCATAAATGACACAGCCCCAGTAAGTCTAACAGCAAAAGTATCTGGTACTTTATCTAGTGGAGGTGCTGCTGTTTTACAAACTTTTGACTCTTCAGTTATTGAAAATTTAAGAACTAGAGTAAGTGAAATAGAAGAGCAACTTAAAAAGGTAAATATTCTTAAATAAAATTGACATTATATGAAAACATTATTATACTTTAACAAATTGGTGGAACGAAACTATGCAATCGCAAAATAACAACCCTGTATCCGTAACAGCAGTGCCTTTCAATCCACAAACTCAATCTTTTACACCTACACCTATTCAACCTGCAATAAACCCAGCTATAACGACCACTTCTAAAATAGTTTCAGGAACTGGTGAGATTATTAATCCAACCCCACAAGACATTGCAGCATATAACGCGAAGTTTACTACTGTGCCAACCGTACAACCAAGCCCAGTAATTACAGCAGATACTATAGGTACACAGAAAATTCCAGTTCCAACAACCTTACCAAGTGTACAAAATGAAACCCCTACAAACCTAGCATCTCAGATAATTGCTGACACTGCCAACAAAGAAACAGAAGCACAGAAACTAGAAAAGTCTTTATCAAGGAGTATTTTTGATATTGCTCCTTTGCTTGCTGGTCAATCACAGATGCAGTCGGAACAGGAAAAATTATATGGAAAAGAAGTTAAAATGGCTGATTTAAATAATATAAATAGCCAAATTAAAATAAAAGAAGCAGAATTGAGACAAGACGATGTTAAACTTGCTCAAAGTATACAAAATATAGAGGATAAACCAATTGCTATGGAGTTTATTACTGGGCAACAACAATCGGTAGCTAGAAACGCACAAATAGCAAGAGCTTTTAAAAATTCAGAAATAGATGTGTTAAACGCAAGAGCGGTAGCCCTTCAAGGAGATATAGCGTTGGCTACTGATATGGCAACTAAAGCTGTAAAGGCAAAGTATGACCCAATAAGAGAAACACTTAGTATCATACAAATGCAACAGGAAGCACTTAAACCAGAATTAAATGCAGACGAAAAAAAGCAATTAAGAGAACAAGAAATAAAAACTAAACTAGCTTTTAATGACATTAAAAAAAGAGAAGAAAATGAAACAAAAGCAAATGAAATGGTAATCAATGCTATGCCTTTTGCCCCAAAAAGTATCACAGAAGCAGCACAAAAAGTAATTTCACAAGGTGGTTCTATTGTACAAGTTGCACAAGCTCTTGGGAAATATGCGGGGGATTTTCTAGGAAATCAATTAAAACTTTCCTCTATTGCAGAAAATAATATGCAAATAGCTAAAATTGCAGCAGATATAAAAGCGACGCAAGCAACAATACCAAATAATGCCCCTGCTGGGAGTACAAACTATTCTATAACTTCATGGACAAATAGTGCAAAAAATAAAAATAGCTTAACAGCAGAAGAGAGGTCAGGAGTTAGTAAAGCTTTTTCTGTAGTAAACCAAATAGGAGCATTACAAGAAAACCTCAAAAAAGACCAAACATCTTTTTTTGGTGGGAATGTAAAAAAGATTATGGCAAGTATAGGTCAAAATGCTGATGCAGGGACAATACAAGCACAAATAACAGGACTTGTACCACAAGTTGCTAAAGGTATTTATGGAGAAGTTGGAGTTTTAACAGACCAAGATACAGCAAGATACACTCAGACACTTCCAAATTTAACTTCGCCAGAAAAACAAAATGACGCTGTCACTGCTTTAACTTTAACAGCTCTTAGAAATGGTGTTAAATCAAAATTAGACGTTGCAGCCGCTTCTAATCTAGACGTTTCTGGTTTTGTTCCCCTGTATCAAGATTTGACTACTAAAATCAACGTAATTAATGATAGAACTGGGGTGAATGATGTAAAGATTGGGGAAATTGTTAAGGCAAACCCACAAGCTAAACCTCTTGTGGAGGCTATGATAAAGGAAGGTAAAAAAGGCTCTGAAATATTACAAGTGCTAGGAGCAGAATAAAAATATATGACACCAGAACAAATACAACAACTTAGACAGCAATATGGTTACAGCCCAGAAACTTTGAATTTGAGTTCTCAAAGTGGGGGGGACGCACAAAGTGATGAAATAAATAAAAGACTCCAAACTGTTTTTGGTGGAACTCAAGAAGTCAAAAAAGAAACTGGAAATATTTTAGATGTCGGGAAAGGTTTTGTAAAAAGTTTTGTGCAGCCTGTGGCAACGGGTGCTAATTTATTGTCTAAAGCAGAAGACATCATACAAAATAAAGCTATTGATATTGCCGCAGCTATAAAAGGAGCAACTCCAGAAGATATACAAGCATACAAACAGGAAGTAGGTATTAATGATACTCAAAAAATGAAACAAGAATCAGCCCAAGCAATTCAAGAAAAAGCTAAAATTCAAAATGATGCACAACAAGTAGGTAAGGTGGCGGGCGACATTGCACAATTTGTAGCGTTACCAACCTCAAAAGGGAGTGCTTTGGCTAGAGGGTTTACTAATTTTGCTAGTGGAGCAGCTTTGAGTGGTGTTCAAGGGGGTGATACGACTGAAAACGTAATAGCAGGTGGATTAAATGCAATAGTTCCAGAAGCAGGAAATATTTATACAGCATTAAAAGGTGTGAAAGATGCTAAAAAAGCACAAGCTATTATTGATTTAGTTTCTCCAAGGCTTACACCAAGCATAGCAGCAGAAACAAAAATAACTAATCCTCAAGGAATACTAGGAAAAATAAGTGAAGTTACACCACAAAGAGTTAAAGAAGTAGCCGAAGCGGTAAGCAGTATAGTAAATCCTAAAAATACGTTTGCCCAAAATAAAAATTTAGTAGAAAAAGCTATTGAAACAGAAGCTACTAACCTTAAAAATACACTATCTACTATTAAATACGACGGGGAAACACTAAAATCAATCTTGAAAAAAGATGTAAGTAATATTGAGATACCAGAATTGATTAAAACAGGTGATAAAACTGTAAAAAATCAAGCAAAAGCTATAATAAACAAATTACAAGCTTTTATAGACAAAACCATAACAGATTCTGCTGACTTAGGTCAGGGAATAGAAGCAAGAAAACTATTTGATAAATATGTACAAAAAGAATTTCCAAAGGCTTTCGATGACGTAGCTAATGCAAGAAACATTCTCATTAAAAATGCTCGTACTGCTCTTAATCAAACTCTTAATACTCTGGCTCAAAATGAAACAGTAAGTAAAAGCTTAAAACTGCAAAATTTGATGTATGACGCTCTAGATACAATTTCAGAAAAAGTAGTTAAAGGTGAATTAAGAAAAGCAGGAGAAATAGGTTCAAATAGAATTACGCGTGCCTTAAACAAAAATCCAAAGAAAACCCAAGCAGCTAAATACGCTGGTGCCACAATAGGAGGAGCTGTGCTTGGTGGCGGGGCTTATGGGGCTTTAAAGGGTCTCACTGGCAACTAACAAAGCACCTATGATAGCACCAATAATCATAAAAATTTCTAACATGCCAAACATAATACCACAAAATTAAATATATGGAAAATTTAAATAAATTAACAAAATTACTAGGAGCTGACAGACTAATGACAACTGACGATGTTCAGCAAATCCTTTTGGGTATCATGGAAATACTGAAGACCTATAAACAAGGCACAGAATCTATAAATGAAGATACTAAAAAAGTTGTTAACAAACTACTAGAAGATGTAATTTCTGTACACGAAGAAGGAATGAACAAGGCAGTAACCACTGTTCTATCTGAAAAAGAAAATCTTGCTAATGGTTTTACAGAAAAACTAACAGAACTCAAGCTCGCTATTGACTCTATAAAAGAAGAAATGGACAAGGAAGAAGACAATGGAGAAGAAGATACTGACGATGAAGAAGAGAAACAGGCTCTAATTGAGGAAATAATGGCTCAAATTAAGTTGCCAGAAGTAAAAGCGACTATTGTATCAGGTGAAGAAATAATCGACAAAATAAACGAACTTCCTTTAGATGAAGAAAATAAAATTGATTATGCTAGACTAAAAAATGTACCTCAAATAAAAGGTAAAGTTATTTCAGGTTCACCAACTGTAATAAGTAACGCAGTAGATTTGGACAGCTCAACTCGTGCTAATAACTATGCTATTGTTTGGGATGCTACAAGAGGAAGATATACTCATGCGGCTTCTGGTGGTTCTGGTAGTGGAGATGTAACAGGTCCAGCTTCTTCTACAGACAATGCTCTCGCAAGATTTGACGGCACAACAGGCAAAATTATTCAAAACTCAGCATCTACTTTAGACGACGACGGAAATTTATCAACTAAATCTGTAATAGTCACAGGCACAAACGGTGGTGGACATGTACATTTAAGACACCAAGCAACAGACGCTACCGCTACAGGTCAATCAACAGTTGTTTTTGCAGATGCTAATGGAGACCTAAAAACCAAGAGTGACGGGGATTTCTATGCTACACACAAAACGTCTGGTAACACAGCAGACCGAACGTATACTTATCCAGACTCCACAGGGAATCTAGCTCTAAAAGGAACTATTGTTGCTAACCAAATTGCTTACGCAACTGATACAAACACTTTTGGAAGTTTAGACACAGCAACTTACCCAACTTTAACAGAATTGTCTTATGTAAAAGGTGTAACTTCGGCAATACAAACACAATTGGGCACTAAAATCACAGCCAGTTCAACAGACACTTTAACAAATAAAACAATCAACGCTTCAAACAATACAATTTCAAATCTTACGACAGCAATGTTTGCTTCAAATGTCATTGACGTTGACACAGCACTTACAGCAAACAGTGACACAAGAATTGCTTCACAAAAAGCAGTGAAAGCATACGTGGACAGTGCGGTGACAGGACTTCTTGATTTGAAAGGCGACACAGACTGTTCGACAAATCCAAACTACCCAAGCGCATTGAAAGGTGACGCATACTATGTGACCGTTGCAGGAAAGATTGGTGGTGCTTCAGGTAAGACAGTAGAAGTAGGCGATGTATATGTTGCAAAAGCAGATAACGCTGGTGGGACTGAGGCAAGCGTTGGTACTTCATGGTTTGTATTAAACCAAAACCT